TGAAGTCGAAGAAAAGGAAGAGGTCGAAGAAAAGGAAGAGGTCGAAGAAAAGGAAGAGGTCGAAGAAAAGGAAGAGGTCGAAGAAAAGGAAGAGGTCGAAGAAAAGGAAGAGGTCGAAGAAAAGGAAGAGGTCGAAGAAAGCGAGCTTCCTCCCATGGTTCAAATCGAAGAGGAAACTATCGATCTTGAAGGAACGGAAGAAGAAGAAGACAAAGACACGCAGAAAGAAATCATCGAAAAGGAGGAATACGAAGTCCATGACAATGACCGCACTGGCGTGGAACCAAGTTCAATTGACTATCATCGCACTGATATCGAAGAACTTTATTCCAAAAAAAGAAATACCAACGAATTTCTATTGGAAAAAGAGCGCATTGAATACAAAGACGGGGCCGAATACGATTTCCTATACCCCCATTTAAATGACCCCAATTTCAACCTTAAAATCGCCAAGAAAAAGGAATTTAATGATACGAAATACGACGGCAAAATAACAAACGTCGAAAAACACGCGGATTTGTTATGTAAGGCCGATTTTGAGCTCATGTCACATCAACTCTTTGTTAAAAATTTCCTATCGTTTCAAACCCCATATAATGCGTTACTTTTATACCACGGCCTGGGCACGGGTAAGACATGCAGTGCCATAGGCGTCGCTGAAGAGATGAGAGCATATATGAGGCAAGTCGGGATGGATAAAAAGACGAGGACGCAGGGCCAAGGGCAAGGAAATCAGGGCCCGAAATATAGCGACTACGACGGCACTATATTAATCGTAGCCAAACCCAATGTCCAACAGAATTTCCAATTACAACTATTCGACGAACGCAAGTTGAAATACAAGGATAATATATGGACTATGAATACTTGTATAGGTAACACGCTATTAAAAGAAATCAACCCCACTAATATTCCCGGACTCACCAAAGACCGTATTATAAGCCAAGTCAATAATATCGTAAAAAACTACTATAGTTTCATCGGGTATATCGGTTTGGCCAATTATATAAAACACCGAATCCACGTAAATGAAGACGCCGCTCCCACTCCCGAAGAAAGAAGACAAATCCGTATTAAAAAGATTAAAACCTATTTCAGTAACCGTCTCATCATCATTGACGAGGTCCATAATATACCTACTACGGTCGATAATGAAAAACTAAAAACGGCATCGCTCTTATTAGAGGTCGCCTATTACGCCGATAATATCCGCCTACTCCTCTTATCCGCCACCCCCATGTTTAACTCGTATAAAGAAATCATATGGCTAACCAATCTAATGAATAGTGTAGATAAACGCGGTATGATTAAAGAGAGCGACGTATTTGATAAAACGGGTAATTTCAAACGGGGTTTCAAGAATAAAAACGGTAAAATAATCGAAGGAGGTAGAGAACTTTTACAACGAAAACTAACGGGGTATATTTCGTATGTGCGCGGCGAAAACCCGTATACATTCCCGTTTCGTATTTACCCCGATATATTTTCGCCAAATCATACCGTAAAAGTCGCCGTCCCCGAATACCCTAAGCGCCAAATGAATAATAAACCCATCGAGGGGGCATTACAATACGTGCCTATCTATATTACGGAATGCGGTGAATACCAAAAGCGTGTCTATAAAGCCCTCATCCAAAACATGTTAGATCGCGATAATACAACTACTGGGACGACGCGTGAAATGCCTAGTTTCGAAAATATGGACGGTTTTGGATATACGATTTTAAAGGAACCCCTAGAAACATTGAATATTGTATATCCTACTCTACATGACGCCGAACTCACGGATGATACAATTCCCGAAATGATAGGTAAGCAGGGTATGTCGAATACATTCGATTATGTCACAATAACTAGCCCGAATCCACTCCGTTATAATTTCGCATATAAACCCGAAATATTGGCGAAATACGGTAGATTTTTAAGCCCATCGGAAGTCGGAAAATACAGCCATAAAATCGCGTCGATATGTGAGACTATACGTAATTCTAAGGGTATTGTATTAGTCTATTCACAGTATATTGACGGCGGGCTTGTTCCTATGGCTCTGGCCTTGGAAGAGATGGGTTTTACTAGATACGGTTTCGCGAGTCATACGAAGTCGCTGTTTAAGGACGCGCCTCCGCGACCGGTAGAAGGACAAAAGCAAAGCGCAGCGGGTCACAGCACAGCTGGACAAGGCCGTTACGTAATGATAACGGGCGATAGGCATTTTTCTCCGAATAACTTGGCCGATATCAAATACATCACCGACCCCGCGAATAAAAACGGCGATAATGTAAGGGTCGTCTTGATATCCCGCGCAGCAGCCGAAGGTCTCGATTTTAAAAATATACGCCAAATACACATATTAGAGCCATGGTATAATATGAATAGAAATGAACAAATCATAGGCCGCGGTGTAAGAAATCTCAGCCATTGCTCGCTTCCATTTAAACAGCGAAACGTGGAAATCTACTTACATGCCACGAAACCGATGGACGACGAAGAGCCGGCCGACATGTATGTATATAGATACGCGGAGACGAAAGCATTACAAATAGGAAAGGTGACGAGGTTATTGAAAGAAGTCGCGACGGATTGCCTTCTCAATATAAGCCAAACCAATTTCTCCATAGAAAGTCTATTGCCGGAGAATAAAGATGTGAAATTGGAGCTTTCGTCAAATAAAACAGAAGGCAGTGACGATATCTCGTATCAAATCGGCGATAGACCCTTTACTGACGTATGTGACTATATGGATAATTGCGCATTTACATGCTCACCAAATAACAAGGTCTCGGCAAAAGACGTCGTCATGGATACCTATAACGAAGAATTCGTAAAGACGAACTATACTGCCATATTAAAACGCATACGACAACTCTATCGCGATAAAAACGTTTATACGGGCCAACAACTGATCGACTCTATCAATGTGATGAAATATTACCCCGAAGAACAGATTTATTTCACTCTTTCGCAATTAGTAGATAACAAAAACGAATATATCATCGATTCGTATGGTAGGCCGGGGTATCTAACCAATAAGGGCGATATTTACGCTTTCCTTCCCGCCGAAATCACCGATAATAATTCAACAATATTTGAGCGCTCCATACCCGTCGATTTTAAACGCGATTATATTGAGATGGAATTACCTACGGATAAGGTGACGACTGGATATGGCGAAGTGCCTGAAGAAAAACCAGAGGTGCCTTTGCGGGATTATAATGACGTTCTATTACATATTCAAAAATGTATCGGTTTCGCAGCCAAATATGACGCGACGAAACTAACCATGAATCAGAAGGGCGAAGAAGAATTCATTTGGTATAAATATGTGGCCAAAGTTACGCCGACTCTTACCGCCGCGCATCATATACCCCAAGAAACCATCATCAAATACGCCGTGTTTCATGTTTTGGATAGGCTCCCTCTCGCCGACAAACTCATCTTGATAACCAAGTTATATGGACCGATGTCAATTAAATTGGCGCTGGGTATAGAGAACCTGATGAAAGAATATTTCGATGGAAAAAAGATAGAAAACCAGGGGAATGTTGGAATACTTTTATCGAATGGCGAAACATGGGAGATTTATAAACGCGCGCAGATGGAATGGGTAGGAGCGGAGCCGGTAGAGCGCGAATCCTTTATTCGAGTCGGTCTTATGCGGTTCGTCGTGAGGCACTCAAATATACATACGGTTATCGGGTTTATGAATGAATTTAAAAACGACGTTGAGTTTAAAATGAAGGATATGACACAGGCGCGTAATAATAGAGGGTCGAAATGCGATAATGAAATAAAGTCGGATGTGTTGAAACGGTTGAACCTGGTATTAGGAGAAGAGACGTATACGTTGGCCAATAGCGAGAATATTGAAAAGGCGGGATTATGTGTGATATTAGAGATGTTATGTCGGCATTTTAATGAAACGAAGCGTAATGGAAAGGTGTGGTTTATGGATACGGAACAGGCGCTCATTAATCAAATATCGACGTTGAAGTTGAAGTAGAGTTCGCGCCTTTTTCAAATAAAGATTTGTATATACCTAATATATATACAAATGACCGAAATAACTAATGAAAATATCCGTGATTATGTAAGATTATATATCAAGAATAAAAAGACAGAATTACCTGAGGATTTAAGGGGAAAACCAATCGGACAGTGGGATGTATCAAAAGTGACCGATATGTCGGGCTTATTTGAAGAGAGTGATTTTAACGAAGACATAAGTAATTGGAATGTATCTAACGTGACGAATATAAGTATAATGTTTAGTGGAACAGCATTCAATCAACCACTCGATAAATGGGATGTATCCAATGTGACGAATATGATGTCAATGTTTCTAGACGCAAAATCCTTCAACCAACCTCTCAATGATTGGAATGTATCCAATGTGACGAATATGTCTGGAATGTTTGGTGGTGCGATATCATTCAACCAACCTCTCGAACAGTGGAATGTATCCAATGTGAAGAATATGGAGAGAATGTTTTTCAAAGCAGAGTCCTTCAACCAACCTCTCGAACAGTGGAATGTATCCAATGTGACGAATATGTCTGGAATGTTTGGTAGTGCGATATCCTTCAATCAACCTCTCGAACAGTGGAATGTATCCAATGTGATAAATATGTCGTTTATGTTTTTCAAAGCAGAGTCCTTCAACCAACCTCTCAATGATTGGAATGTATCCAATGTGATGAATATGTCGGAAATGTTTTTCAAAGCAGTATCCTTCAATAACCCCCTCAATGATTGGAATGTATCCGATGTGACGAATATGTATGAAATGTTTTACGTAGCAACATCATTCAATCAACCTCTCGAACAGTGGAATGTATCCAATGTGAAGAATATGGATGGAATGTTTTTCAAAGCATTATCATTCAACCAACCTCTCAATGATTGGAATGTATCCAAGGTGACACAAATGACTGGAATGTTTTCTGATGCGAAATCTTTTAATCAACCACTCGATAAGTGGAATGTATCCAATGTGACTCATATGGGGAGCATGTTTTATGAAGCAAAATCATTCAATCAACCGCTCAATAATTGGAATGTATCCAATGTGATAAATATGTCTGGAATGTTTGGCGATGCGATATCCTTCAATCAACCTCTCGATGAGTGGAATGTATCCAAGGTTACGAATATGAAGGGAATGTTTTTCAACGCATCATCCTTCAATCAACCCCTCAATGAATGGGATATATCTAACGTCACGAATATGGATTTCATGTTTTATGGTGCGGAATCGTTTGAATTTAAAAATAAGCCTGTTAAAGGAGTGAAAAAGTTAAAGTTGGAAGGTGTTATAACGATAAAAAGAAGTATGGTTCAAGAAGGAAGAGGAGAACCTTGGTGGGAAAATGCTTGGTCGGATATTGTTACATTAGAACCATTTCAGTCGGGCGAAAATATAGTAATATTTAACGGAAAAGAAAACGAGAAGGACAAACCGTCAATAACGAATTTTATAATGAAAAAGGAAACTTATGATAGATTTAAAACGGGTCAAAATGCGAATATTGTCCCCACCACAAGAGAACCTATAACAGCGGTAAAATTATATAAATTGGCAATAGAGGAAGATAATGGAGATAAGCCAGATGGTGTGGAATTGAGCGGTGGCCGAAGGAAGATGGCGCGCAGGAAGACTGTGCGCAGGAAGACTGTGCGCAGAAAGTCGGCGCCTAGGAAGAAAATGGCGACTAAAAAAAGAAAGAGTGCGCGAAGGAAGTCGGTGCATAGGAAGAAGTAAAGAGAGTGGTCAGAGGTCGCAAAGCGACCTCAACCTTAAGACCGCAAAGCGGTCTTTGAGGGAACCAAGGTAACCTTCGGAAACCCTCCTTTCGCTAGCCTTCGCTTCGCTTAGCAATGCGAGTCCCCTCCTTTTAATCGGGTGGGTTTCAATAAGGCGTCAATCGGATCGAGCCAGACAAAAGGAGGGGGTCAGAGGGGGAACCTTGGTTCCCCCTCAAAAATTGAATCCTGCCCTCAAAATAAGTTGTCTTGTAAAACTAACATAAACATAAATATATAGAGTTATAGTAGACATAATGGCGGATAGGCAAAAAAAGGATGCGCCGAAAATTTACGGCGTCTATATTAAATCTTTGTTAACCATGAAAGTAAACCTTAAGATGAATGAAGTGGGTCAAAATATCAAGCAAAATTTAGAAAGAACGATTTCGAGGCGGTCCGAGGGCAAATGTATCGCCGAGGGGTTTATTCGTCCGAATTCTATTCAAGTCGTCAACTACTCGAGCGGCGTAGTGAATAACGATAATATTGAGTTTCATACTACATTCGAGTGTATGGTTTGTTACCCAGTGGAGGGCATGTTATTGGAATGCGAGACCAAGACTATTACTAAGGCGGGTATTCACGCAGAGGTGATTGACGACCAAGGCAATATGCCCATTACGGTGTTTGTGGCACGCGACCACCATTTTACAGATAAGCATTTTGCCACGATTGTGGAAAACACGAAAATCACGGTTCGTGTAGTGGGGGTGCGTTTTGAACTGAACGACCCGTATATTTGTGTTATTGGGACGATGGCCCAGCAGCAGGCCCAGCAACCCTATGATAATAAAGCGAAGCAGCCTCCGATTACGATTATTGAGTAGTAAAAAACAGTTGCCCAAAAACAATATAGAATTTTGTATGTTATATTGTTTATCATACTATGTTGGCCTGTCCCGTTCCTTTCGCTAGCCCTTGTGCTAACATATTGACGCCTTCGGATTTGACGCCTAAGGATTTGACGCCTTCGGATGATATTGGGTCTGTTAGTCCGACAAGTCCTTCGTCGAGTCATTCTGTTCCCACTAACGCCCTCTCCCCCGATGCCCTAGATAACATGAAGAAAACCATAGAAAGGATGAGTAAGATTCACCAAGTCAAAATCCTGAATATTTTAGCCAAGCACGCATGTAAATTAAACGAGAATAAGAGCGGCGTATACGTAAATATGTCTTTTTTACCGAAGGAAGTATTGGACGAAATCAACGATTATATTGGATACGTCGCCGAACAAGAGGAGAGCTTTAATACAGCGGAATATCAAAAGGAAGAGTTCAAGAATTCATTCTTTGTCGAAAAAGAAGATAAAGATAACCCGACAGTATTGTATAGCTCCATCAACGTAGCCAAGCAATAAAACTAAATGGCACCATTTTTACATTCATTATTCTTGAATCTAAAAATACCCTCTTCGCCCGTTAATGAAATGCGCGAGTTTATGTTAACGAAAGAATACGCCGGCAAATATATCGAAGCGAAACCAAAGATTGAACCTGAATTCGTGGATAAGAAACCCGAGACGGCTATATTACCAGCACATAATACCATCGTGGATAAGAAAGAGAACTGGATTTCTCCGAAACAAAATGATACACTATTTTGGTGCCTCTATTCTATCCATTATGGTCATAACGACTATAAGCAGGTGGGTAGAAATTACGGCATTCGTCTATTGGAAGTGAAGAAGGAAATCGGCGAATGGATTCAGAAAACCCCGAGCAAAATGAAACAGACCAATTATAAGATTACCAAAGCATCCGTTCAAGAAATCATGTCGGAATGCCTCACTTCTCCGCGCGATACGAGTCCTCTCTCATTATTGGCCTATTTATCTTTTTTTAATATGAATGCGGTTATCATGAACGAATCCGAAAAGTTGGCCATTAAATTTGTCGGATGTGTGGATGCCGAAAATCCTACGTATTTGTTGAAACGCGACGCGTATGGTAGATATAAGATAAAGGACGAGCCACTCACTCCCGACGAACTAACAGCGCTCGATAATACGTGTTTCATTTTGGATAATTACGAGAGACCCCTGAAGTCCATTTCGAATTATAAGACCGACCAGCTGGAAACATTGGCAAAAAAGATGGGGGTATTTGATGCGGGTAAAAAATATAAGAAGGCGGATATTTATGCGCTGGTATATGAAGCATGTAAATTCTCTATTACGCCGACTAAGGGGGGTCGTCATTAGATACGGGCGCGTTTCTTCGGAGGCTCGATGCTGGTGCGAGGTTTTGAAACGGTATTCGTCAAATACTGTGTGCCCGAGGTAATGGCATTGACAATCTCCTCTTTTTGGAAGGGTTCGTTGCGCAGCTCGGCTTCAATGCACCTTGTTTCTTCTAACATTTTTTGAATTTTCTCCCTCAGTTCTGTGCTTTCAGTGATAAAAGCTGTGCGGTTAAAAGCTGTGCGGTCATCGGCAATCGCAGCCACCTCGTCTTCGGGCGTCATGTTTTATTATATTACAAAATATAATGAAAGGGTTCAATTTTATTATTAAATAATTCTAAGTAGAATTCAGAAAAACACAAAAAATCAAAGTAAAAAAGTATTTTGGAAAAACGAAAATGGACATTTTTAAAAATGTCCAAAATGAAAAAGCCAGGAAAGTTTCTAGAATCGAAAATCGTGATTTTTTGTTTTTACTCGGTCATCGGGCAAAAACGCGTAATTAAAATTTTGGCATGACAGCATAACTTTTTTCGATGAGAAATTTTTTCGCTACTTTACCCTCCACCCCCCCTTAGAAAAAAAGTAGCGAAAAAATTTCTAACACCATAAACATATCGGGTGGTTACCATAATAGGTAACATGTCTACCAACCCACCAACAAATTGCGACAGCATATGACGATGGAACGGTTAGACGAAATTTCGCTACTTTTTTTCTTCAAACTTTAGACAAAAAGTAGCGAAAAAATTTCTAAATTTTAAAAATAAAATAAGATACATCATAAATACAAACAATATCATATTATTTAAATAATACCCGACAGCATACGCTGATGGAACGGTTAGACGAAATTTCGCTACTTTTTTTCTCATTCGTATATATAGACATATATGGAGAGAAACCCACTCAATGTTGATATAAAAACAAACAGCCTCATTCTTGTCGAGAATTATTGCGAAATTTGCGACCATCAATCATTACGTGCCGGCGACTATAAAAAACATATTCAAAGTATGAGACATAGACGAAAAACTGGTGAAGAAACTCAGAAAGGTCGGAATAACAGACAGCATGTTTGCGAAGTATGCGATTATGTTACAGATAGAAAATGTAATTATACAAAACATATACAATCTGAAAAACATTTTGACACTATCAATTCTAATCAAGCATCCAAATCAGTATGTCAACACTGTAACAAGCTATATACCGGAACAAATAACTTACGGAAACATATGAAAGTTTGTAAAGAGATAAAAAGAGAAGTGGAAGACCAAGATCAAGATCAGGACCAATATGACCAAATCGACATACAACAACGGGACCAAGAAGAGGATACTCAGGAAGAAGATGACGAAGATGAAATGCCACAGACTGGTTATTCCAGTAACACGTCGGGAAAACTAAACATGAGAGAAATGTTTTTTGAATTCATGAAGGTTATACAGAATTCGGACGAAGTAAAAAACCTCCTTATCAAACAAAATGAAGAATTAAAACAACACTTGGCTAACACCAATACAAACGCAAATAACACAAATTCAAATAACACAAACTCGCATAATACTCAGTTCAACTTACAAGTATTTCTTAACGAACAATGTAAAGATGCTCTTGATATCATGGATTTCGTGGATTCCCTCGATATAAACGTATCAGACTTGGAGGAGACGGGTAAATTGGGTTTTATAGATGGAATAACACGTATTTTTGCGAATGGACTTAACAAATTGGACCTTTATAAACGTCCCATCCATTGCACCGATTTGAAACGCGAAATGCTTTATATAAAGGATAAGAATAAGTGGGAAAAGGAAGTCGACGGGAAACCTATATTCAAAAAGGCGGTAAATCGCGTTAGTAATATGAACTTGCGGCAATTGAAAAAGTGGCAGGAGCTGAATCCGGGGTATGATATTGTAGATACTGAGAAAAACGATGAGTTTATCCACCTATCGACGCAAGCTATTGGGTCGTGTAGTTCCCAAGAAACTGACAGGAATTTGAATAAGATAATGAAGAACTTGTATAAGCAGGTGGTGTTGGATAAGAAAGACGGTTCCTTATATAGGTAATATAATAAGCAGGGCGTATTCAATTACATCGATTTATCGGATTCCCCTTCGGGTAATTGCTTCGCAATAACGTTGCCTTTGAACACTAAACGCACTTTGTGCGGGTTATAATGTTCAAAGGTGTATAATTGGCTTAATTAGGAAAAGGGATGGGTATGCTTTTTGTCACGCAAAAAGTGCGAACGAAGGTTACCTTAGGAACCACCTCAAAATTGAAACGATATAGAAATAATATAATGGGATATATTATATTATCAATGGAAAAGGAACGGGAAAAGGAACGGGAAAAGGAACGGGAAAAGGAACGGGAAAAGTATGCGGAAGATGGAAAGACCTCCGTAGGCGCCGGATTTCAAAAAGAAAAAAGAGAGTATAAAACCAACGAACAACTAAAGGCCGACTTTGAAAATGTCATAACTCAGTATTTAGAGAGTAATCCCATGTTACGCAAAGAGCGCAAGGTAAATGAATTAGAAATTCGGTTCGGTGACGATAGAAATCCCTCACGTAGAATAACCAAAATCGATTATGACAACGTAGTAAAACAGCTATATGCGTGTGGTTTTAAATGTTCCAATACAGACGGCCTACAAATTCTGCGTATTACCAACCAATATTACGATACGCGACTAGGCAAAAACATCATGTCGAATATTCGCGCGGAAGTGGTGGGCGCCGACTTAATCCAAGAATATTGCCGCACGAATAGCCTGCGTAAACTCATCGATATGCCGTCCACTGTATTCAATAAAGTAAAATTCACGCAAAAGTTGACGGCGCAGGCAAAAGACGGCTCTTATATCCAACGTGTCAATATGAATGATTTTAACTTCCGCGTATCCTATCAATTAGAACAGGAATTTAATACGCAGTCGCAAGTCGGTCTAAAAATCCTCGATAAGTGGACCGACTCGAAGAAAATGTTCCGCTGTTTAAACCGCGTCCGTTTCCGCCACCCCCAATATCCCATTTTCGCCGACCTAAGTATTGTAAAATCATCCAGAAAAACGGGTAATAATGTCATCCCCGAATATACCATACAAGAAGCCGGCGTATTTGCCAACGTCGAACAATATGAGATTGAATTGGAGGTGGATAATGAGCGCGTCGGTATGGGAACCGCGTTTAAAAACACGGCCGATTTGATGGACGCGCTTCGCAAATGTATCCGTATGGTTCTTATGGGACTACAGGGTTCCAAATTCCCCATCGCCTATTCCGAGCAAGATGGAGTGTTGCGCGAATACATGAAACTCATACATGGCGAGGATATCGATAAAGAAGACAAGGAAGCGCAAAAAGAGTTTGAAAAGGAGTATAATAAGGAGGATAGCTTGGAAGAGGGCGAAATTAGGGTCAAGAAGGAAGGTCTCGTTAAAACCGAAGAAGCAGAAAAAGAAAAAACCGACGAAGCCAAGGAAAGAGCCATGCGCGCCTTGAAACGCCGCGTCCGAACCACGGATTTCATCGGCCCGTCCTCGCTAACCTTACAAATTAAAAATATCATCGAACCTAACGATAAAATCAACGTGCCGAATATACGCCGCAACTATTGTGTAACCGAAAAGGCCGACGGTGAACGTAAGCTATTATATATCGCCGATGACGGAAAGTTGTATTTGATAGACACTAATATGTCGGTCATATTTACCGGCGCCCGAACGAGCGAAAAGACCATATTCAATAGTCTTTTGGACGGCGAGCATATCAAATACGATAAGAACAGCGCTTTTATTAACCTATATGCCGCATTTGATATCTATTATATTCGTAAGAAGTCGGTCCGCGATTTTGCCTTTGACTCCAATAGCGAAGAGGAATCGGAGGAATATTTCCGTCTACATTTATTGAAACATTTGGTATCTATCATGAAGCCTATTTCTATTTTGGATACTCCGGCGGGTAAGCGCGAAGTGGATGCGAAACAGACGATTTCGTCCGGATTCCGTATCCAATGTAAGACGTTTTATAAAGATTCGCCGACCATTAGTATCTTTAACTGCTGCTCGAAAATTATCTCGAATGAAGCCGATGGCGTATATGAGTATAACACAGACGGGATTATATTTACCCCTACGGATTTACCTGTGGCGGCGACGCGAAAGGGCGAAGCGGGGTCGATTTATAAACCGACGTGGGACCGCTCGTTTAAATGGAAGCCGCCGCAATATAATACGATTGACTTTTTAGTATCTATCAAAAAGGATGAAAAGACGGGCAAAGATGAAATTCATCATATATTTCAAGATGGCCGTAATATGGCAGGGGTTCAAGAGGTCAGGCAATATAAGACCCTCGTGCTTCGCTGTGGGTTCGATGAGAAACGGGACGGTTATCTGAACCCTTTCGACGACGTATTAAAGGATAATATTAAATTTCGTGAACAGACGGAAAATGAGGATAACTATAAGCCCGTCCCGTTTCAACCTACGAATCCCTACGACCCCAATGCGTGTTTCGCCAATATATGGATGAAAGAAGACGGCAATAAGATGTTTATGGTGACCGAAGAAGGCGAGTATTTCGAGGAAAATACGATTGTCGAATTTAGTTACGAAAAAGGGAACGACGATGGCTGGAAGTGGGTTCCTCTCCGCGTCCGTTATGATAAGACCGCCGAATTAAAGGCGGGGTTTAAAAACTACGGAAATGCCTATCGCGTGGCCAATAATAACTGGCACTCTATTCACCACCCGATAACCAATCATATGATTTCAACCGGCGAGGGAATTCCCGAGATCGAACCTAGCGATGATGTCTATTATGCCCGGTCAGGCGAACAAACGAGCACCCAATCTTTGCGTGATTTCCATAATCTTTATGTGAAGAAGAAGCTTATTACGGGCCCAGCCAATAAAGGCGACACATTAATCGACTATGCCGTAGGAAAGGCGGGTGATTTATCCAAATGGATACATGCGAATTTGAGATTCGTATTTGGCATCGACGTATCCAAGGATAATATTCATAATAATATGGATGGGGCATGCACTCGTTATCTACATAAACGCAAGGAGTATAAGGATATGCCCCGCGCACTATTTGTCGTCGGTAATAGTAGTTTGAATATTCGCAGTGGGCTTGCTTTTGCCACTGAAAAGGATAAGCAAATCGCCGATGCCGTTTTCGGAGTCGGCCCCAAGGACGTTACTCAGCTCGGTCAAGGCGTGTTTAATCAATATGGCCGAGGAGAGGCGGGTTTCAATATCAGTTCGTGTCAGTTCGCCATGCACTATTTCTTTGAAAATAAAACGACGTTTCATCAGTTCATTCGTAACTTGGCGGAATGCACTAAAATCAACGGGTATTTTGTATCCACGTGTTATGATGGAAAGACGGTGTTTGACTTATTGAAGGGGAACGGCAAAGGCGAGTGCGTGACTATCATGAAGGGCGACCGAAAAATTTATGAGATTACGAAAATGTATGACCAGACTGGGTTTCCCGACGATGAGATGAGCTTGGGATACCCTATCAATGTATATCAAGAGAGTATCAACCAGACGTTGCGCGAATATTTGGTGAATTATGAGTATTTTAAAGAAATCATGGAGAATTACGGGTTTGTGTTGGTGGAGAAGGAGGAGGCGCGGCGTATGGACCTCCCTAGCGGAAGCGGCCTCTTTTCGGAATTATACAAACATATGGAAAATGAAATCAAACGCGACCCGAAGAAGGGAGTGGATTATGGGACGGCGCTTAATATTACGGCGGAGGAGCGTCGCATATCTTTCATGAACCGCTATTTTGTGTTTAAAAAGGTGCGTAGCTTGGATGCCAAGAAGATGTCGGAGATTATATTGAAGCAGAATTTGGTGACCGAGGAAAGAGATGAGGAGACGATGAAGGAACTCATGGAAACAGTTCAAGGTCAAAGCACAATACAAGAACCTGTAGTTACGCAACCTTTGGTCGTGGCCAAGAAGAATAAAAAACCGAAGATGGTATTGAAGGCATTTCAACCTGTAATAGAAGAGGAAGAACCTTCCGCACCGATTCTAGAAGAGCCCGCTAAGCCCAAGAGAAAATTGGTGATACGCCAATAAAACCCCAATAAAACAATATAAACCTATGGCCTTCTCATATATATCGTTGTAAATATCGCAAAAAACCCTAAAACCCCTAAAAAAACATGACCTATTACCAATTACCCACCACCTATCAAAACATATATAAATACATTGACTGCGTAAAGTCGAGGAAAACACCGGAGCCGATTATATCCAATTCGCTATCCTATTATTTGTATGAGATTAAAGGTAAGTTAGAGCAAAAAGAGAGAGATTGGGATATATTCAAGAAATATACGAATCCATTTGAATATATTCATACAGTGGTTCCATTTAAAAAAAAATGTGTATCTAAATATCGACCTTTATCTCGTTCTTTTTTTAAGATGATTGAGATGATTAATACGTTTCAATTATATTACGATTCTAAACCGATACGAACATTTCATTTGGCAGAAGGACCGGGTGGTTTCATAGAAGCCATCGCCGAAACGCGAAAATGTCCATACGATTATTATGTGGGTATGACTATTCTGGATGACGACGACCCGAATATTCCGGCATGGAAGAAAACGGAGCATTTTTTGAGAGAGCATAAAAACGTGTTTATTGAGGCGGGGGCGGATAGAACGGGAAATATATTATCGGTGGAAAATTTCGCGTATTGTAAGGAAAAGTATGGGTCGACGATGGATTTGATGACGGCCGATGGAGGGTTCGATTTCTCTATGGATTTTAATAGCCAAGAAATACATATATCGAAATTGCTATTCGCTCAGGTGAGTTATGCTCTGGTCATGCAAAAGGCAGGCGGAACCTTTATACTAAAAATATTCGACTGTTTTATGAATCATACCATTGATGTCCTACATATTTTATCGGCATTTTATGATAAGGTTTTTATCATGAAACCGAGAACCAGCCGATACGCCAACTCGGAAAAATACGTGGTATGTAAGGGGTTTAAATTTGGTGATAGTAGGGCTTTTTATCCGTATATACTTGGCGCTTTTGAAAAGATGATGCTCGTGCCGCCGCCGGGAATGGAGGAATTGAGCATACGGCGGTTTTTGAATATCCCCGCGCCGTATTATTTTGTGAAGAAGGTGGAGGAATATAATGCCATATTTGGACAGCAACAGATAGAGAATATTCATTATACGATTTCTCTTATTGAAAACAAACATAAGCAGGAGAAAATAGATACGCTCATTCGTTTGAATGTTCAGAAATGTATTCATTGGTGTTTGAAGAATAATATACCGTTTCATGAAGGAGGGGAACCGAGGGGGGCTTCGCTGCTTCCACCTTTTCTGTAGGCGGGACTAATGTGAAATTTACATAATAACGCGTATTATGTAAAACAATGTCGGATAAAAACCATATTGTAATTATTATATCACCCCCTAGGATGGGACACTACGCTTTGCCTCTAGGTAGGGTAAAAGGAGGGGCACTACGCTTTGCCTCTAGGTAGGGTAAAAGGAGGGGACTCGCGAAGCGAAAAGAGGGGGAACCTTGGTTCCCCCTCACCAGAGCACCTCTCGCGCCAAATTATTCGCCGAGTATTTGTTGCGCTTCCAATCCCCCCGTATCGATTTGGAACGCGTTAAATAATTCTTTCGCCTCTTTTTGTCTTTGTGTTTGGTGTAGTCTTCATATCCCATTTGTCCGAAATTTACCCACTTTTCCTCGTCAACGTCCCATATTTTGTATTTTTTCTCGGGATTATCCGCGGGGTATAATTTTGCCGTCTTTCCTAGATATCTATAGGCCATTTTCTGAGCAGTTCTAGGGTTGGAATATTTGGTAATGTTTTTGGGGTATGCGCGGCGGGTCGCCTTTTTCATGGTTTATATATATATTGGTTAGATAATAACGCACCTAACAACCACATAAATAAAGCGTCAGTAAATTCAATGTTACGTTCCCACCTATTGCCGTAACCGATATATACCTGAATGGCGTGGTTCCATATTTGAATAAATCGCCCGACGAAGAAAAATCCGTCGTATTATAAGAAGGAATAACAAATTCTTTCGACTCATTCGCGTCTGTATTAGTTGTAGTATTAGTATAACTATATAATAACTGCCCGATTTGACCTAATGCGTTTGACCCGTATATCTGAAATCCCTCTCCTACTTGTATGCTGCCTATTTTGATACTAGGGTCTTTACATTTTAGGCTTTTGGCGCGTATAAAGTCACCCAAATCGATTTGGGCAAAATGAAGTGTATCTATTTCATGCTGTTTAGTTAGGTCCGTAATGTCGGCCACGAACCCGATTCCGTTTTCGTGCGAAGTAGAATCGCCTGTCTTTACATATAGATTCGATGGGACGCCTAGTTTGTCAAATCCATATACGATAAAGTTTACGGCGTCGGGTATATTATAGATTAGTTTCGCGCCTTGTGGGCCTCCGCTAATGTAGCTGTTTACAAAAGTATTGACGTAGGTTACGCAGGAACAATCGCATACGCCATCCTTACCAGCAATACC